CCCAGTGCCGCGCACTTGGTGCTGCGGGGCAGCGTGTTCACGTTTTATTACTTTGGCCAGCACAGCCTTGGCGTTGCGGCTGAAGACACCACCATTGCCGCCGCTGACCGTGGCTTGCTGCTGCTGCGTGCCCAGGCCGAGGCCATGCTGGAGCTGAGCCTGCGCAATGTGGCCAAGCCAGTGCAGTTGCGTGATGGCTTGAGCGGCACACCGCGCAACAGCACGCCGCGCGCCTTGTTTGACGCACTGCTGACTGCCTTTGCGGAGGCGCGTTGACTATGGTCACCGTAACCGGCGTACACCAGGTGGTTTTTGCCCTGCGTGAGCATGGGCAGGACATGGAACGCGGGGTGCAGGATGAACTGGCGGTGCTGGCCCAGATGGCCGTGCGCACCATGCGCCGACTGGCGGCCAAAGGGGCAACTAGCGCGTTGGTGAATTCGATCAAGGTTGACCAGGTGGATGGCAGCACGGTTGAGATTGGGCCGCACACCAATTACGCCCAGTATGTGGAAGACGGTGTGAAGCCGGGCGGCAAGGGTTTGCCCAGGTTTTTTGACCCAGCCAGCAAAAGCGTGGTGGACTGGCTTAAGAGTACGGCCTTCAAAGGTCAACACAAAGGCGGCATGGGCACCCGTGCCCTGCAAAGCCAAGAGCTTGAGCTGCGCGACCGCTATGAGGGCCTGGCCTGGCATGTGCGGCACTTTGGTGTGAAGGCGCAGCCGTTTGTGAAGCCCACGGCTGACGAGATGGAACCGGTGGTGTTGAAGCGCCTTGACCTGGCGGTGCGCCGGGTGCTGGCGGCGCGTGGCGGATCTGGAGCGGTAACAGCATGAGCGTGAACAACCACAACGCGGTGCTCGATGCCATCAAGGACAGCCTGGAAGCTGCTTTGCCTGACAGGTATGTGCAGCGCAGCCTGGCCGACCCGGCCAACACGCCCCGGGCGCAACTGGTGGCGGGTTTGGTTTGTGTGGTGAATGGCGGTGGCGGCGGCTTTGCCAACTACCGGGGCCGCGAGGGCGACCTGGGCCACATGAACACCACGCTGGTTTGCTTTTTGCAGGTGGGTGAAAGCACCACACCGGCCGACATCGAGCGCGCCGAGCTGGACATGCTGGGCGACCTGTTGGGCTGGATCAACACCACGGCGGTGCCGGGGCTGGATGTGATCTACCCCGGTGACTGGACGCAGAGCAAGCAACTGGAACACCCCTATGGGTGGCTGGCCTTGACGCTTGAAGTGCGGACCTGAATTTTTGACTGGAGAAATTGACATGGCCAAGAAAGACGCGATGACTGTTGACCCCAAGAGCCCCGTGCCTGGCACGGTGGAGACCATGGCTGGTGAACCCGGTGAGCGCTTGCCCATGGACGAGCCCGAGGGCGGCTGGCCGCCTGATGAGTTCACGGGCATGGATGGCCGGTTTGTGCGCGACCGGTTTACCGGGGTGCGCAGCCGGGCGGAGTGAGTGGCGGCAAGGGTTTTGGTTTTAACGAATTTTTGAAGGAAACATCATGGACATGAAAAAACTGGTTTTGTTGGCAGTGGCCCAGGTTGCCAAAGGCACGCCCGGCACGCCGGTGGTGGGCACGAATGCGATTTTGTGCCGTGGCTTTACGCCGCAGCCTATCAAGGGGCAGGTGGCGGAGCGCAATTTGGTCAAGGGCGTCAAAGGCAACCAGGGCGGCATTTTTCATGGCGAGCACCGGGTGTTTGAGTTTGAGGTGGAATTGGCCGGCAGCGGCGCCGCCGGTACCGCGCCCAAGTACGCCCCTTTGCTGTTGGGTTGTGGCTTGGCCGAGACGATCACAGCAGTGACCAGCGCTGCCTACCAGCCGTCGGCGGGTGTGGGTAGTTACATCACGCTGTTTGGCTACCTGGATGGCGTGCTTTTCAAGCTGACCGACGCCTTGGGCACAGTGAGCTGGACCGTGAACTCGGAAGAAATTCCGGTGCAGAAGTTCACTTTTACCGGCGCCTACGAGGCCATGACCGACGTGGCCCTGCCCACTGGCATGGTCTACACCGGGTTTACCAAGCCGCTGACGGTGGGCCAGGTGAACACCCCCACATTCACACTGGACGGCATTGCCCTGGTGGTGAAGAGCTTTGGTGTTGACCTGGGCAACCAAGTGAGCTGGCGCAACTGGATAGGCAACAGCGGCGCACAAAACCCCGACCGCAAGCCCACTGGCAACGCTGTGTTTGAGCTGACCAGTGTGGCCACCAAGGACTGGGGTGAGGCGTGCCGCCTGGGCGCCGAGATGCCGCTGGTGTTGGAGCACGGCACGATTGCCGGCAATATTTGCCGCCTGGCCGCCCCCAAGTTGCAGATCAGCGCGGAGCCGACGATCAGCGACGACAACGGCACCGTCATGCTGAGCTGCAACTTCAACCTGATACCGAACGCGGGCAACGATGAGTTGGTGTGGACGATCAAGTAACGCCGCACCCAACACAACACCATTTTTAAAACATTTCAGGACACGCATCATGGCTTTCAAACGAACCCAAAACCCCACATTCACCGCCAAGGTTGCAGTGAACATTCCCAACGACAAAGGCGGCTTTGACAAGAGCACTTATTTGGGAATTTTCAAGCGGGTAAGCGCCGACGAGGTAACAACGTTGCGCGAATCCGGCCTGAGCAATGAAGACCTGGTACGCAAGGTGCTGGTGGGCTGGGAGATGAAGGACGAAGACACCGGCGAGGACGTGCCGTTTAACAAGGCCGAGCTGGAGGCAGCGTTGCAGATTTTGCCGTTCCCGCTGTCCACCGCGCTGGCGTTTTTTGAGAGTGTGAACGGGGCACGCTCAAAAAACTGACGGAGGCCGCGCAGCACTGGGCGCGGCCGGCCAAAAAGCCCAAAGCCCAAGCCCTGACGGTAGACGATGAGTTTGCCGAAGGCTTGCGCAAGTTGGGGGTGAGAGAGGCTGACATCGAGGCAGAGCAAGTGGCGGCCGAGGCCGAGCCGGTAGAGGCGGCTTTTGAGGTGCATGAGGACGCATGGGAAAGCTGGCTGTTTTTCTTGCAGGTGAGCAGGCAGTGGGTGTATGTGGTGGCGGGTGGCGGCATGGGTGGCACGGCGGTACGCCAGTGTTTGAACTGGCCGGGGATTGAGTCCATGGCCCGCATGAGCGGCACGCCACGGCGCCAGTGGCCCGGCTTGTATGCTGACTTGGGCTTGATTGAAGAGGCGGTGCTGGTGGCTGAGGGTGCAAACAACAAGGGGTAAGCGTAATGAGTGTGTCGCGGTCAATCGGGTCTTTGGTGGTGCGGATCGTGGCCGATGGGCTGGGTCGGTACAAGGCCGAAATGAACGCCTTGGGCGACGCGACAGAAAAAGCCGCCAGCAAGATTGACAAGTCAGCCAAAGCCGCAGGCGCAGCGGCGGCGCAAATGGGTGGCGGTGTGGCGCAGGCCGCTGACGCCGCCCAGGCGCTGAAGTCCGGCGCAGGCATGGCTGGTGTGGGTGTGGCGGCTTTCGCTGTGATTCTGGGCGCGGCTACCTATGCCGCCTACAAAGGCGCAAAAGAGCAGCTGGAATACCAAAAGGCCTTGATCCTGACGGGTAATGCCGCTGGCACCACAGCCGGGCAAATGGCCGACATGGCGCGCGCCATTGGGCAGAACGTGGGCACCCAGTACCAGGCCGCTGCCGCGCTGACTGCATTGGCCGGCACGGGCCAGGTGGCGGGCAGCAGCCTGCAAAAGCTGGGCGAGGTGGCGGTGCAGATGCAGCGCACCATGGGTGCGAGCGTGCAGGACACGGCCAAGCAATTTGCCGAGCTGGGCCAGGAGCCGGTGAAGGCGAGCCTGAAACTCAATGAAGCCACGAACTACCTGACGGCCAGCACGTTTGAGCAGATCAAGGCGGCGCAGGACTTGGGGGACGCGGAGAAGGCGGCCAGCCTGGCGCAGGATGCGTATGCCACCGCCATGAAGAGCCGCACGGCGGAGATTGAGGCCAACCTGGGCACGCTGGAGAAGGTGTGGCGCGGGCTGAAGGATGAGGCCAAGAGCGCGTGGGATGCAATGCTTGGGCTGGGGCGGGCCAAGACCAATGCGCAGCTGCTGGACGCGGCGCAAAACGAGTATGCCAATGGCCGCGCCACCGGCTCAACTGACGCAGAACTCAAGATGATGGCGGCAAAGGTTGACCTGCTGAAAGGCATGATTGCCAGCGAGGTAGCCGCTGCCGAGGCGGTGGGGCAACGCACCCGCGCTGAAACCGCAGGGGTGAAGGCGATCGAGCTGGTGAGCGCAGCCAATGCCAAGGCCCTGACCAAGCAAGAGCAGATGAACCAAGCGCTGGGCGCGTACCGCAAGAGCTTGGAAGACATCAGGGCGGTGAACCCGGCCAGTGCACTGCTGGACCCGGCGCAGATCGCCAAGACCGAGGCGTCCATTGCCGCCAAATACAAGGAAACCGCCAAGGCCGTCAAGGCGGTGGTGACCGAGCAGGAAAAAGCCTCCAAACTGATTGACGACTTGGTGGCCAAAGGCAGCGGGTTCAATGCCAATTTTGCCGAGCAGTGGATCTTGCTGAGCAAGGTGGCCGAGGGCACCGCGGGGCTGGAGCAGGCGCGCGCTGCCTTGCTGGCCCAGCAGCCCGGCGCGGTGGCTGCTGCCAAGGCCGAGGCTGATGCCCTGAAAGAGTTGCAAAAAGAGCTAGACAACAACGCCCAGGCGCGTCTTAAAGCCATCGTTGCGGCTGACGACGAAGTCGCCAAAGCCCAAGCCGCCTACGATGCGCACGGCAAACTTGCCAGCGTGATCCAGGAGGAAGCCCTGGCAAGGTTGGAAAACTGGCGCATCATCACAGCCATGGGCGGCGAAGACACCGCCGTGCTTGACGCGCAAATTGCCGCCAAGAAAAAGTTGATAGACATTTTGCGCAATGGCGAGCTGCGCGACGCCAACGAGAAGGCTGCCGATGCCGCTGCTGCCACCTGGGCCAAAGTTAGCGAGCAAATCGGCCAGAGCCTGACTGACCAACTGATGGAGGGCGGCCGTAGCGCGGCTGACTACCTTAAAAACCTGTTCCGCACCCTGGTGTTGCGCCCCGTCATCATGGCCGGGGTGGGCTCCATCACTGGCGGCGCGGCCACAGCCGCTCAAGCGGGTAGCGCAGGTGGTGGCTTGCTGGGCACGGCGTCCACGTTGGGCAACCTGTACAACCTGGTGTCGGGCGGGCTTAACGCGGGCCTGCAAGGCGGTGTGCAGTTGGCACAACTGGTAGGACAGGGCGCGCTGTTCGCGGGCAATGCCACCGTGGCCGGGTTTGCGGGCGGCATGATGGCCACCAGCTCCATGGCGGCCGCT